TACCTTTAAAAAAGCCGCAGCAGGACTGACGGCAGATGAAGTCGCCATCATTCTGAACAAAAATAAAGACTTGGGCATTCTGACCATTCGGCCAAGAGTGACGGAACTCGTCAAGCAGGATATGATCGAGGATAGCGGGATTCGACGGAAGAACAACAGCGGAAGGAATGCGATTGTATGGCGCGTAAAAACATAACATTCGAAGTGCCGGGACAGCCAAAAAGCAAGGGCCGTGCCCGTTCAACCAAAGCTGGCCATCATTATACACCTCGTGCAACGACAGTATATGAAACGGCGATTGAATGGTCGGCCTCACTTGCCATAAATGCCTGGAAGCTAGACGGCGGATATACCCTGCGCGATCCCATTCCTTGGCTCGGATTCATGCGCGTAACCATCATGGCCAATATAGAAATTCCAAAAAGCTGGTCGAAAGCGAAACACCTTCTGGCCATTGATGGCCTCACGGTGCGTCCCGGCAAGCCGGACCTCGATAACTATCTCAAGATTGTTCTCGATGCTCTAAACGGCGTTGTCTACAAGGACGACGCTCAAGTTCAACAAGTCTCGGGATTGAAACGCTACAGCGCAAATCCGTGCATGATTATAACCGTGGAGGAATTGTAATTAGAAATGGCAAATGCAAACCGTGGCACCGAAATACCCGAAGACTTTGAAGTAACACCAGTCATGGAGGCTTGGGCAGATGAGAAAATTAGCGGACTTGATATCGGACACGAAACCGACAAGTTCGAATCCTATTACAGGGCAAACGCCCGACGATTCGTCCGGTGGGATCAGGCTTGGCGTAACTGGCTCCTTAAAGCCGTCGAGTTCAAAAGAGATCGCGACAAGCGAGAAGGCCGTAAGCCAGGTGGCGATTCGCAAAGCGAGCGCCGCACTAACCTTGCTCAAGCCGTTTTTGACAGAAAAAACCTCCGAAAATGAACAATGGCGTATGCCGTGGCGTGAGGATTTCGATCTTGAATGTCTAGATTCTATGGAAATAGTGGCTCAAGTGGCCATAGAGGGGTCACCAGACGCCACCGTCGCCCAGGCCATCGATACTGTCTGGGAAGCCCTCTCGTACTCCCCGCTCTCTCTGGCCGCGTCTACTGCCTATATTGAGGCCATATCCGATATACCGCCGGACCTGATTTGGGATGCTGTAAGCAGATTGATGCGAACCTATGTCTATCCGACACCACCAAAGCCCGCACATTTCCGTGAGCAAGTTGCCGATGAAATGAAGGAACGCCGTCTGATTCTGCACCGGGTAGCATCGATGAAAGCCAATAAACATTATCTCGACCGTCTTAGGAGGACAAAATGAGATTTACCAACCGCCTAAATTTTCCAACCGCAATCGCTGAAGCCGTCAAGAATGACCCATACTCACCCGGAGAATCCGATATCACCGTAACGCAATTGCTCTCCCCGCCACAGCAAGTAGCGCTGAGAAAGCATTGTCGGAATGAAATGGTCGAGGATGTTTCCGACCGCATTTACGCCCTCATGGGGCAAGCCATGCACGTTGTGTTGGAACGCGCTAACATTACCGGCATCACAGAAAAGCGGGTTTACGCCGAGGTTGACGGCTGGGTTGTTGGCGGCGCGTTTGACTCAATCGCCTTGGTCGAGGAAGAAACCAATACCGGGTCCGAATGGATTTTGCAGGATTATAAGCAAATGTCCATTTACGAGGTCATTTATGGCCTTCGCCCGGAGAAAACACAGCAGTTGAATGTGCTGGATTGGTTGCTCAAGGTAAACCAGCGGTCAGATCGTACTTATCCGCCCATCAACCGGCTCGAAGTCGTGGGCATCTTCCGCGATTGGTCAAAGCCGGAAGCTGGCCGGCGCAAGAAGGCGGGTGACGAAACATATCCGCAAAACCAAGTCGGCATCTATCCCATCAATCGATGGGACGGTGAACGGCAAGAGGCTTTCGTCAAGGAACGTCTTCAGATTCATCGCACAGCAGACGAACTGCGTAACGCCGGAAAAATAGGCAATCTCCCCGAATGCACTGACGATGAACGGTGGGCAACCGAGACAACCTTTGCTCTCAAAAAAGAAGGCCGGAAAAGCGCCTTGAAGGTCGAAGAAGATCATAAGAAATTGATCATATGGGCAATCAACAAGGGCCACGCGACCCAAGCCCCCGAAGATACCTACGAATTTAAAAAAGGCGTCAGCATCGAAACCCGCCCCGGCATCAACCGCCGCTGCCAGGATTATTGCGATGTGTCGCAGTTCTGCAATCAGTGGGCACGAATTAACTCAACGGAGGACATGAAATAAAGGACGTAGCCAAATTGCTTGGCCGGTTCCTGATCGCCTTGATCGGATGTTTTTTAATATCACTCAACTAGGAGAACGACACAATGAAACAAGGATTAGCTTTGCCGCAATTGGCGGCGCGGCTGGAAGAGAACGCTCTTTGGAATAAGGACTATCTCGCCAGCACAAATATCTTAACCGCATACCCGGAAGGCAATGGATCGATTTCATTAGCCGGTATGATGTTAAAACGGGATATCATCGGCGGGAATCCTCGCCTAAGTCACCACGCTCTCCGTCAAATCGGAGCGCACCAGAACATACCTGCAAAGTATATGGATCGCATGGTCAAAGATGCGCCGGAATTGCTTTGTAACAATGTAAACCATTGGTTTGCAAAGCAGCCGTCAAAGCGTCTGTTCCGCACAAACCGTGAGGGCGTTCGGGCAGTCCTATCCAATAGGTATAGGATTATCGATAACGATGACGTTGCGGCAATGACGTTGCCGATCTTGATGGCAATGCCTGAGCTGGAAATCATTTCCTGTCAGGTTACCGACAAGAAACTCTACATCAAAGCCGTGACGCCGAAAGTTCAAGGCGAAGTAGTCGTTGGTCAACAAGTACAAGCCGGAGTCATTATCACCAACTCGGAAATCGGCATGGGCAGTTTATCAATCAGCCCGTTCGCTTATTTCCTTTGGTGCCTCAATGGCTGCTCCACCGGCAAGGGCTTGGCAAAATACCATATTGGCAGAGCCGCTGGTGACTCCGAGGACATTCAGGAAGTCATAGGCGACGACACGAAGGAAGCTGAAGATAAGGCACTGATGCTGCGTATGCGTGACGCACTACGAGCCTCGTTTGATGCAGTCGAGTTCGACAAATCGTTGAACAAATTTCGTGAGGCAAAAAATATCAAGGTTTCTGACCCTGTCGGCTCAATCGAACAGATCGAAAAGCGAGGCTGGATATCCCAGGGAGAAGGCAAATCGATTCTCGCTTATCTAATCGAGGGCGGAGATACATCGGTATTTGGTATCTCAAGTGCCGTGACACGCTTTTCCCAGGACGTTGAATCCTATGATCGTGCAAGTGATCTGGAAAATCTAGGCGGGGCTATCATCGAACTGCCGCGTAACGAATGGCAGACAATGGCTCAAGCTGCGTAATGTCTAAGGGGCGACCTTTCAGGGGTATTTCATAGTGGCCGCCTGCGGCACTCCTTACTCTCCCAGGGAGTTATCCCACCCTAAGCAATCTTGTTCAGAGCCCCAGGTGGGCAATCAGTCCACCCGACGTACTAAAAAAGATTGTGACGCTATGACCAACATCAACCTAAGAAGAGAAAGGCTCGAAAATGACTAATACTATAAAACCATTACCCGGATCGGCCCTGGACGACTTCACCAGCACAGCAGCCAACGATTTGGCAAAGATTGCGCCCAGCCGATATATTGATGGGATAAAAGTTCCTTCCGAGAATCAATATAAATATTACAAAGTCTCGATTAAAAACATCGAGATAAGACGCGAAGGTATTTTTGACAAATCGCCGTTGGGCGCAGTCAATAACGTTCTTAATCGGATAAGCAAAATCTATGATTTAAATATTATCCCAATGAATAATGACGTTATTAATTATAGCGCCGAAGTGGATGAAATAAAAACCGCAGAGCATGAGAAGGCAAAAGCGGAACACAAAGAAGACCCAATTATACCAGCTCCCATATCTTTCGGCTCAATTATACCAGTTAAAGCCAGAGGCCCTTCATATATGTCGCCAGAAGAAACGGCTAGAGAAAAGTCAGCTCCTTTCCCAGTGCTTCCGTTAGATAACGAGGAAGATTAAAATGGGCAGTATTCAGCGCTTTGACGCGAATCAAACAAAATTGCTGAAGGATAAGCTCGATAGATCGGCTATCAAAAAGCGCCCTCAAGCAGGAATGAATGTGTCCTACATTGAAGGATGGCACGCAATCGCAGAGGCAAACCGTATCTTCGGCTTCGGCAACTGGTCCCGTGAGACACTTTCCATGGAATGCGTCACAGAAGGCGTACAGAAATGCACATACATCGCTCGGGTTCGAGTGGGTGTATTGGCAGACGACGGTATTACTATATTCCGGGAAGGAACTGGCGCCGGTCATGGCACCATGAAAGACGCCGGGCAGAACCATGAATCTGCAAGCAAGGAGGCCGAGACAGACGCCATGAAACGGGCGCTTGTGACTTTCGGTAATCAGTTCGGCCTTGCTCTTTATGATAAGGATCAAGCTGAAGTCGGCACAGCGATAGCAGCAAAGGAGGAAGCTGCTAAAGAGAAGTCAGCCGCCACCAGCGAAGATCAACTCTGGATCAATGAGGCCATCAAGAATTGTAATGAAAGCGAATGGGATAACAAAACATTCGAAGCGTGGAAGGACGAAATCAGAGAACAATTTACATTCATCTACCAGCGCAACAAAGAAGCAGGTCAAGAACTTGTCGATGCTCTGGCCGAGAAATCCGCAAACATATTGGAGAGTGAGAATGCTAAATAAAGTAACCCTAATCGGGCGGCTCGGAAAAGATGTCGAGCTACGTCAGACACAAAACGGAGATTCTATCGCCAACCTGAGCCTCGCAACTTCTAAGAAGTGGAAAGATAAGAAATCAGGCGAATCTCAGGAGAAAACTGAGTGGCATCGTATTGCTATGTTCGGCAAGCTGGCCGATATCGCCAACAACTATCTCAACAAAGGCTCTCTGGTTTATATCGAAGGCGAGCTTCAAACCCGAAAATGGCAAGATAAGGATGGCAACGACAAATATTCTACTGAAGTCGTCTGTGCTGGATTCACCGGGAATATGACGATGCTCGACGGCCCGAAAAAAGATATTGATCGTGGCGGTCAAAATCAACCCCAGGGCAGCGATAATCAGACAGTCGATACCGACCCCGGCGTTGACGACGACGTTCCGTTCTAGAGGGCAATATGTCATTCGCAATAAACTTCGGATTCCTGGTTATGCTCGGAATCGGTATTGGGCTAACGATGGTAATAGCCGCGCTATATTTCAAAAACCGTCTTGTTCAACGATGGAAGGGGGAACACCAGAACAGGCGGCCACAGCAATCCCAAGATCGGCATCACATGAGAGAGGAGCGATCCGGTAGTGAACCCCGTTCAGGCAAGGACAGGCGGAAGAAAAATGCATGATGAATCCACAAAAGAAAAAATCGAAACCCTTGGGAAGGATATCTATAATCTCAGAGATAAACTAATCAACGCCAAGGAGCCCGATTTTTATCTAGGAGCGGCAGTCTTAATCTCAGCCGGGTGGTTGATTAATGAAATAGGCAATACAGATGGCCTTCAATTCATTGACGGAAAAGAAGTCACATATTTAACAATGCCTAATCCATTATTGAGAATGAGTGTAGCAATGAGGATCGTTGAAGATCATGGATTCACTTGGACAATAGATTGTCCCTCATCAGATCAATACGTCGCCACACTTTTCACCAGTAAAATCCAAACATCACACAAATTACCGATGTTTAGCCCAGGCGCTGCACTATGCCTGTCCTTTGTTGATCATAAATATTGGAGCAAGAAATGAGAGCCCCCGTACCTCTAAACGAAATGCACCAAGCATTAATGAATGGATGGAAGCGCGATCTCCCAGAAATTCTGAACGGACACGATCCGAACTTTTTCAGTCCACACCTTACCGGGTGGGCTCCATCTGAAATGGCCCTGGAAGGAATATTCCAAGCGTGCTGCGATTATTATCGCGCCGCGCCGGGCGATGTCAGGACAGAAATACGGTCGCGTGAATTTGTCCTACCTCGGCAGATGTATTGCTACCTCGCAAAAATAAGAACAGGCAAAAGTCTTAAGCAAATCGGCACGGTAATCAAACGCGACCCGACCACCGTTTTATACTCTTACAAGATGATCGAAACACGCCTGAAAGAAGCCGTTCAATCGACAGAAATGGCCTTCAGGAATCTTCAGGGAACATTGAACAGGCGACAAAATTGAGCGGATATAAATGACCAGAGTTAAATCACCGATGGCTCCGCACTGGATTGGCAAAGAGATTAAAAAACTTCGCGAGGAGCAGGGTCTAAGTCAATTCAAGCTCGCGAACATGGCCGACTGCACTCAAGCATCTCTGGCCAACTTTGAAAGCGGCAAGGGCAATATGCACCTAGTCAGGATTGACGCTATCCTCGCAGCGCTTGGATATGAGATTGAGATTCAACCGGGGCGAACACCAATTGATGGAGAGCAAAATAGAGGAGTGAGTTAATGAGTGAGCAGCTAATAAGTGAGCAGAAACGAAAACGTGGGCGCCCCAAGAGCCCGGTTTTATATTGTCGTCAGAAGCTGAGAATTTTAAGGCGACTTGAGTTGCGGTTGAGTTCCAAAGCTATGGCCGAGGAGCTAGGCTGGTCGCATTATATGGTGTCGCGGATTGAGAGCGGCACAACAAACTTCATCCGCCAGAGAGCGGAGGAAATCGAAGACAAGTATGGCTTGAAGAAGGGTTTCTTTGCGCTGCCTCTGCACCATGTCTTAGCCGACGAGCGAGCAGAGCGCACGCCCGAGCCTGAATATCTGCCGTTCAAGGATCAGGCCGACCGGCTCGGCGATCAGTGGCGTCAAGTAGACCTCGATCCAGGCACTTATCCGCTCAACGAGCGCGAGAAGTACATATTGAGAACGCGGCGGCTGCTTCAGTCGGTCAAATACCGCAGCCTGGACAAGCCCGCTACGTTGTTGGAATTGAGCGAGATGTACGGCATCTCGCGTGAACGAGTGCGCCAGATCGAAGCGCACGCCTTCGAGAAACTGATCGCCTTGGTGCAGCCCGGACAACCACAGATACAAATAGGGCGCATGCAAGAGCAACGCAAACCTAAGTGGTGGTAGCTAAATTAACTCTTGGGCCGCATAGCTCTGTCGCCAAACCACCAAAGCACCCCAGTGCTGGCCATATAGATCACGCTTTGAATGATGGCCTCTTGTTGAGCAAGATCGCTAACTCTGATGTAAATGAAGGTCATCAGACCTATCAGAGCGAATGTCAAAAATGGGCGCACCAGTCGTAATATTGCCGCTACCCACGGATAACTTACTCCAACAGATATATCGTGCTGATAACTTGCTGTCTTCGCGTCACTTGCGGCTTGAGCCTCAACGATACCTAACTCACTTTCAAGTTCCTGTGAGCGTAACTCATTCTGAAGCCGTGTCATTTCTACAGTTCTGGCATGGTCGTTCTTGGCCTTTTTCTCTGCTTGCCAGGAGTCAATAAATGAAAATGCTTTCCCCAAGACTGATCCAAATATGCCAGTTGCACCGCCAGAAATCGCCGTCAACAAAAAATCAAACACTGTTCACCACTCTCGCTTTCTGCCCATATCGATGTGCATAAATGTCCTGTACCGCATCCCGAACCCCTTGAAACCGACGCGCTCTGCCTCGGCTCGCAGCTTGGTTTTGTCCATGCCCCTCAATTGGACATCGTGCGCATGGCCCTCTAAATGACTCGATTTTGGCGCGCCACCCACACATGAATTATGGTAAGGGGAGCGATAGGAAGATGACAAATAGATAGGCGTCCCAAGGTTCATCCTTAGCTCGTCCAGCGCCAGCAGCGCCTCTGCGTGAATGAGAATGGAGCCGGTCCCCTTACACGCAATTTCATGCGGTTTGAAAAACTTGCAAGGCCACACGCGAGGCGGAACTTCAGACCACTTTGCATAACGCATTCCACTCACTTATTTAGCGCCATTGATTTTATCTCTCAGCGCATTTGCTCGTTCGTCCAAGATATCGCGCAAGCGCTCTATTTTCCCGATGAGATTAGCCTCTGCTCTTTTTTGCTCCGTTGACATGTCATTAACAGCACTCCACAGAGTAGAAATGTTTTTCTCTACCTGGATCATTTGCGCTTTAAGTTGTGTAGTGTCATGCCCCGACGCCTCCAACCTATCCACATCCTTTCTGAGAGCAGTAGCATCCTGAGCGGTCTGCTCCCCCTTACTTTTCACTTTTACCAGAGCGACCGTAATCGCACCTGCCGCTAAAACAAGTGGGATTAAGGACTTTAATATATCTAAATCGATGACGCACCTGTGTCGATGAAAAGCATATCCACAGGATAGTTCTCGGTCAGAGCCGTCTCAATAACCAGTTCTTCAGCCGCTTCGGACCAGAAATCAATGTGGTGCAAAACCGGACGAACCACCAATAAGCAGAGATCGGCAATTTGGATGCCAAAAGCCAAATTACGATACCAAGTTTACCCCCTCTGCAATCAGCAAAACTTCCGCTGAATTGCCTTGGATGCAGTTAACAACGACAGTCGAAAGATTTCCTTCTTCCTTAGACATCACAAAGACACCACCAGCAACAAGTTTGATACCTTGGTTGGCGACAGCCGTTGCGCCGATCATGATATAAGCCGGATCGGTAGCATCGTCATTCTGAATACGAAGATAGCGGCGATTTACATTCGCAGCAATGGCGACTCCACTTGCGGAGCCAGTTGCTGTGGTCGAATGCGTAATGGTTTTATAGTGTTCCTGACGCGGTTCGATCTCACTTTGAGAAAGTAGGGACATTGCATATTCCTTATTACATTACATAGTTTCTGGGGTCATGAGTCTCATGTCTCGGAATCGTAGTTTATAGGCGAAGAGCTGCCCGCACTACCTTTGCTATAAACGCACTCGTAATCAATATTAACATGCCGGTCCACCGTGGTCGTCCACCTGTTATCGCTAGAATTTTGGTAGAGACGAATATGGTAGCCGTTCAAAGACCACCCTTCCCACACAATGGTCTGTCCTTCGGAGTCTTTCAGATATCCCATAGTGTCAGCGTGCGTCCCGCACCGCATCTCTTGCGCACCTGCGTCGATGATCGGAGGTTTCGAAGGTAAATACTTCTTGGCGATAGCGTCCGGCACGCGCAGGCAGATAAGCCCGGCATGGTCCGGCGGCGGGTGCTTCGATAGATGTGCCTCGCGCACAACGTCGCACGCAGCCTTATCGGGCCAAATCAAATCAGGTGTGATGGTGATGTCCGGTCGAAACAAAGTGCTACTTAATGAGACGCTTGTCGCCATTATCATCACAAGCATCCACATCAGTCATTATCTACTTAGATTAGCGGACGTTCACGGATCAAAATGGCCACGCCAGCCACGGCAATCCCTATAAGTGAAATCCACCAAAAGCTGTCTACAAGAACCGAAACGCCAATGACGATTGCTCCTGCTGCGGCCCAGCTTGAAGGCTCAATCGATCTGTCGGTTATAAATTTTAGAATTGTTTTCATGTCGGCATTCCTTCTGTCTGTTTAGGTCCATCGAAGCGCCATGAAGGCCCACAATTCAGGCGCTGCGTGTGACGCGCCAATCGCTACATAAAAATGTAAAAACATTTCATCATGCCGGTGCGTCGGGCCAAGTGATATTTGAGGGATCGGCCTGACCGCCCACATCTCTGAGCGCTTGGCGGTAGGTCGTCCAGCCGTCACTCATCGTCAAATCTGACATGCCATGCCAATCGGAATCGGCGAGTAATTGATTTCGCTTGGCGCGCACCGTTACCCACGCCCGGTCAGTTGCGCCAGCGGCCCATGCCGCTTGAACAGTTTCTAACTCTGCCGTTTCTGCGTCAGAGAGTGCTTGCTGGATACTTGTCTTGTCACGGAGGTTCACTACTGTTTTCATTAGTTCAACTCCAATACAGTGTAATCACAAGTGAATGTTGTGCTAGCGGATATTCTAAAACCATTTTGTGCTGCCCCTGTAAGGTGGTGCGCGATACAATGCACCATCCCTATCTCACCAGTTCCATTGTCGCCGGGGGTTCCAACTGAGGCACCTACAAAGTAATTATCAATTAAAGTGTATTCTGATGCTTGAGGTTCAAGTATGTTCAGCTCCATATACCCCCGGTCATTTACGGTTAGCTCACCGGGGAATATGTACCCCATAAGGGAGATTTCTGTACGCCCCATAGAGTAGTTGTAATTCGTGTCCTGGTTGTACCAAGATAACTTATCTTCCATATAGGCGTTTGTACCGTTATCCCATGAACTGCCGTTATTCGAGCTAAAAGCCCCTTTAAGACCGTCTGTGCCGTTTTGGTAATACTTTGTCAGGATTATTTTCGTTGTCTTAGCCAACCCGGTAATTTCCAGACTGGTGCCCGAATGAGAACCAGAGCTTTTAACCGCCCAAGCACCGCCAGCCGCCGCCGCACTTGTCCACGCCGATCCGTTCGAGGTCAAAACGTTCCCCGAACTGCCGGGCGTTGCTGCAAAGGTCAGCGCTAAACTCCCGTTAGTGGTAAGTATCTGCCCCGCCGCCCCATCTGCATCGGGCACTAGTAGCGCGGCATCGCCCAGCGCAACCTTACCGGTTCCCTTGCCTCGGAGGCTAAGTGCCGTGTTGGTGCCGGTTGCCGCTGTGACGGCATCAGATTCGATGGTACTCATTTAACTTGGCTCCTCTGGCCATGTGATATTGCTGGGATCGGCTTGTCCCCCGACATCTCTCAGTGCTTGGCGGTAGGTCTTCCAGGCGTCACTCATCGTGAGATCAGACATCGCACGCCAGTCCGACTCAGCGAGCAATTGATTTCTCTTGGCTCGCACCTCGGCCCATTGCCGCGCAACCGCGCCAGCATCTTGGCTCGCTTGGTCATACGCCAGTGTTTTGGCTTGTTCGTTAATCACCCAAAAATTCTTGTTGTTGCCTCCGGGGTTGGGAGCCACCCAGCCACCATATTGAGCGATATGAGTGTCAGCTTCTGCTTGAGTGTCAAAGTCTTGAAACTTGTCCAGAACACCATCCGTAGAACGCACGATTGCTATGAAGTTTTTCATTCTACAGCCCTTCTCATTGATACATTATGTTGCACGCGCCAGCGTCAAAGGTGCCGCCACTGAGAGATATTTGTGTAAGTTCATCGCTCAGCGTTTTTGAGCCACCCGAGATTCCAGCCGAATCACCCGCACCATCAGACCCGCCAAAAACTGAAGAGCATACCCAAGTGTGGTTTGTCGCATCTTCAAGCATGAGGATCATCGAACCTGAGTACTTTCGCAAAGCGTGGTGGTTCTTCATTAAAAACGCTGATGCGTTTCCGACGCCCGCCGCTGTATTGTTATCAATGTGAATACTATTGGCATTATAAGAAGACGTTTCCAAGCCACCGCTATCGCCAATGGTAACGTCAAATGCGTCGGTCGAAGTCATGCTTATCGAGGCAAATGTTAGGATCACCATCGTCGTGCCGGACGGTATTCCAGTAAATGTAAAGCTGGTTCCTGACGCAGTAGCTTGCTCCGTTCCCACGGTGAACCCACCGCCACCAGCCGCCGCCCAGGTTAAGCCACCAGCAGCACCAGATTGCTTGCTTAGAAATTCACCGTTGCTGCCAGCATTGGAAATATGAATATTGTCCTCATCCACGCTTTCAGACGACATATGCTCTAAGTCGATGCTGGCAGCCGCGTAGTGTTGGCTGTCGATAGCGTCATTGCGTATCGATGCGCCAGGGACGCCAGCAACCCCACCAACTTTAAAGCCAGCTTCCAAATTAGGAACACCGGACCCATCACCGGAGATCGTCAAATCGCCGTTGGTCGTTTTGCTGGTAAGAACGTCAGCCTTCAAAGTTGAGGTCATCAGCTAGGCTCCTCTGGCCATGTGGGGTTCGTCGGATCGGCGGTGTTCGCCGGGAGGTCGCGGAGGGCTGCGCGATAGGCAGTCTGAGCGTCAGTGATACTTAGATCACTCGACGCCCACCAATCGGTAGCCGCCAAAAGACTGTTGCGTTCTTTTCTTAGTTCGACGAAAGCCCTATCATTTGCACCGTTTGCCCAGGCTTGCTCCTCGGCGTCTTTCTGATCCTCCTCTGCCGGTGAGAACGGTACGTCTATCTGTTTTTGTTGGGCCGCATCCCAGATTGTGTGATGTCTAGGCATGTGCAATTCCCCATACGGTTAATCGACCAGAAAGTATGTTAGCACCAGCTTGGAAAAGGATTTGCACTTGTGTTACTGCAATAGAAGCCTTTCTTTGCCCAAGAACAGTACCCGCTCTAAAAATTCCGGGAGAAGCCGTACCCTGCATTATACCAGAGATTTGGGGCAATAAAGTATCACCCCCATTCGTCAGATAAAACATTCCTCCACCACTTTCTCCTGAAGCATTACCTATGCCGTCATGTAACATAATCCAATTACTTCCTGTACTAGCAGTGGCTTGATAAGTCGCACTATCGGGTTCATTTAGACAGGTATGAAATTCATAATCGGTCGCCCCAGAATCTATTCCACCAGAGTCGCCAACTCGTAAACCTAATTGATAATTATCCGCAGTAGGAATGATTGCACTCAAACCGATAGCATAAATACCGTAAGTAGTATCTATTCCAGTAACCGTTAAGGTCGCACTAGTTGAAGCTGCTACTGTTCCAATTAAAGTCCACGCACCACCTCCCGCTGCAGCCTGAAATGTCGGAGCAGCCCCAGTCCCGTTTGACGTAAGTACATGAGTAGCGGTCCCAACGGCAACTGCCGCAGGGTCGCCACTTGCATCCCAAGTTATAAGTTCGCCATCGGTCCCAGTTGCTAGTTTGGCTAAAGTTACGGCATCGTCTCTAATGGACGCCGTGGGTACTCCTGCAACCCCGCCAACTTTGAACGAGGCCTCGATGTCAGGGACACCTGATCCTGCGCCAGTTATGACACAGTCCGTATTTGAACTGGCCGATGATATTGCGTCGGCTTTAAGTGTACTCATTGTTTATTCCTCATATCACTGCCAATACGCCGGTCACGGTCACCGTGACCCCGCTCGAAACCGTAAGCGGCCCCGTGGCGCTGGCGTTCGTGCCGCTGGCGATTTCACAGGAGTTGTCGCAAGTCGCGCTGTTAACGCGGAAGATGTCTTCAAGACCGGCAGTCGTATCGCCGGTTGCGGCTGTGTTGCCTAAGAAATATCCGGCGCCGCCGCCGATTGATCCCCAGGCTGGGCTTGCACCGGAGTAGCCCTCAAACTCATTGGTGGTGCTGTTGTACCTAAACATCCCTACGGCGGCGGAGCCGTCGCGTTGTGCAGTTGTGCCTGCTGGTACATTCGCACTACCAGTCGCGCTTGTGCGCGGCGTGAGGCCAGTGCCGCTGAGTGCAATCGTTCCACTGGTTGTGATGGGTGAGCCAGATAAAATGCTCACGCCATCGGCTCCGGTAACGGCTACAGAGGTCACTTGTGAAGTGGCAACCGTATCCGCCCAACTCGACCCGTTATAAAATCGCAGCACGTTGGCTGTTGTGTTGTAGTGTAAATCGCCCTCATCGAGGCTACTTACAGGATCGCTCGATGCTACGCGATAGCGTTCAGCAAACGAGTTAACGCCAGCGATGTTGGTTGCTACGGTCGCCATCGCGGTCACGTTGGCACCGGTGGCCAGGGTGTTCATATCAGTTACGACATCTGCCGTGCCGAGGGTGTTCATATCAGTTACGACATCGGCGGTGCCGAGCACATTCATGTCCGTTACTACGTCGGCAGTACCCAAAATGCCCATATCGGTAATAACACTAGCTACGCCAAGTAGGCCCATCGCGGTCACATTTGCAGTTGTAGCCAACAAATCCATGTCTGTGACAATAGCGGCAGTACCAAGAGTGTTCATGTCCGCTACAACATCGGAGGTAGCTAGGACGTTCATGTCAGTTACGACATCAGCGGTGCCCAGCACCCCCATCGCAGTTACATTTGCACTGGTGGCTAACAAATCCATATCGGTCACGATTGCAGCCGTGGCCAAGGTATTCATATCGCTCACGGCATCAGCGGTGCCCAGCAACCCCATGGCGGTCACGTTTGCACTACTGGCTAGGAGGTCCATGTCGGTCACGATTGCAGCCGTGCCCAAGGTATTCATATCGGCGACGGCATCCGACGTGCCAAGTCGGCCAATCTCGGTAGCCTTGGCCGCAACCGCGCCAATGTCAGTTGCGTCGGCAGCGACGGCGGTAACATTTGCGGCTATTCCCGCAACCGTCGTCACATTTGCGGATATGCCGGCGACGGTCGTGATATCAGATGTAATTGTCCCAAGTGTTGTGAGATTTGCTGTAGGTAGAGTAGTTTCCGGGTCACCATTGGCATCAAAGCCAAATACTTTTAAGGCCCTTGTTGCCTTAATTGGTATTGTAAAATCATTTACTGTATCGAACGGATCAGCCGTCAACGACAGAACTTCCACATCTCGCTCCACTTGGAGCATCATAGCGACGATTTTATCAAGGGCGGTATTCAGCGCGTCGATTTTAAACGACCCTGAAATGGGAAAATCTGTAGTGCGCTCAATCGCCATATCTCGAATGACGGTGATTGTGACATTGGAAACGGCAACGACAAAATCTACAGTGCCGCCACCCGATACACCGGCACCTGTTGCCGTGTAATGCGTGGTCAGGGTTTGAAGAACGCCGTCCTTGTAGACCTTGAGGTCTGCATCAGCGAACCACTCGAAACCAACCGTAATGGCAGTTTGAGGCGTCCCGCCGATAACATCGATCACTCGGGGCGTTGTGTCAGTGATTGTTATTGCCATAATTTATCCTATTGTGTGGCCGGTGGGGCTGACTTCTGCATTTCCGCAAAACCGTGACTAAGAGCAAAATGGTTTTGTAATGGAATAAACCGACGAAGCGCACCGGAGGTTCCTGTGTCGAAACGGCCATTACCAACATCGGACACTACCGTTCGTATATCAAGAAGTTTTGAAGCCGTAGGACCAAACACCGCACTTACTAAGCCCCGTTCATTGACGGGCTGATCACTAACGGATGCACTCATTCCTATAGCGCCATCGCTCAAAGCACCGATTGCATTGTCAAGATCGCTGTAAATGCCAAGGACACCTGATCGATCAATTCCACCTAGAATTGACTTTGCCAGACCTTCTTCTCCAAAATTATATCCTGATAGCGAGTGCTTTAGCTGATTAACAATCATTCCCATGCCTACCATCATAGCAAGGCCGTGGATATTGTAGGCTTGTTTCTCCTGAAGAGCCGATGTGAGAACCCGTTGAGCAGAGCTGACCCCGAATCCCTTGAACTGGCCGATAACACTTCCAAGCTCGGTACTCATCCAGAGAGGTCTATCTGCTGCACCAGGGGTAACAATAGCCCGGTCAACATCCTGGGAAAGCGCACCCCGAAATGAGGCCGTCGCCTCAAGGTCTGCCCATAAATCAGTATTGGGAAGAAAGACGCCTCCCTCTCTTCTGGATTTGGCTATGTGCTTATCGATCCCGGCCCTTAGTTCCTTGCCAGTGAGCCCTTCAAGGGTATCCCGCATCAACGATCCGTCCCGGTGGGCGATATCGCCATGCTCATAAAACTGCTTCATTAAGCGTTCCGCCATTGGCTTATCGATGCCAGAGCGCGCTAGCTTAACAAAATCATGGTTTGCGCCTTTTGCCGGGCCAGAATACTTTGAAAACAGGTCCGCACTTTCAAAAATACGCGCAGCAATCACGGTTCCGGCCCATTCTTTGACGGCGGTATTCCATGGATTAAGAAGATTAATCATCGAGAAGGCTTCAGCCCCACGATGGAGAGCTCGTTCAAGACCAGTTTGCCGCCCAAATATATCTCCGGTATCTGCGATTGCCATAGCTCGAGTATTCAAAATCATATCCAGTGCAGTACCAGATCGGTGAACCTCTTTCGCAGCCATCTGCCGAATATATCTACCCTGGCTTAATGCGGCAAAGGTGGGCCGCATGGTTTGCATAAACCCCTCAGTCATAATTGGACGAGCCAGATCAGGCAGGGCCGAAAGAACAACGCCGCCGAGAAAGGTAAGATAATTCCATTGTTTCATGACTCGATAGAAGCGCGAGAGGGGCCGGTAAGGATCATCTGGCAGACCATAGGTGCCGCGCAGCCTGTCACGTAGAGCAATGAAGTCTCGAAGATTGTTCGACAGTTGCTTGCGAAGAGCAGCTTGCTCAGAAGGAGCGGCCTTAACAATAGCTTCAGCCCCCTCCTCTTTGATCAACTTTATTTGATCGAATAGATCGATAGTACCGAAACGCTTTACTAGCTCAAGGTCGGTCGAGAATGTGCGAACATGGTGCCGCATGATTATATCAATGTCATTCTCAATGAATTTGGTGAGAAGGCTGTCGTCAATTTCAATCAACCGCTCGCGCGCAGACCGCGCAATGCCAGGATCAAACTCTTTGATTTGATTGAAATTATGGTCGCGGCGAATCCGCTCTAGCATTTCAGTAATCGACAATTCCAAGTCGCCTTTAGCAACTCCACGCTTAGTCAAATAGCCGCCAATGATTTGACGAAACTCTGCCATATTCGCGTCAATCTTATCGATCCGCCAAATACGCGGGACATAACCCTTATCATTAAAGACGGTCGGCCCTTCTTCGCGGATGCGATCAATCTCTTCCTCAAGGGCGCGCAAGGTTTTATTCTTGGAACTCAATTGCTTCTTGGAGTCGAAGCTACGAGAAACCATAGTTTTCAGGCGAGCGGCTTCTTTATCGTATGCCACCCATTTCTCTGAATTATGTTCTGCCTTTTTGCCGTGCTTCTTCGTGATATCAATGCGCTTGCTTTTCAGACTGGCTTGAAGCTCCAAGATATCGGCATCATTTTGATCCTGTCGGACCTTCATCTCAGCAGCTTCACTGGTCCCTTGCTTTAACTTTGACCGCTGCGCCGCAGTAAATAAATCAGCTTCGACGGCCTGATCTTTTAGCTTATCAAACAGCTTGCGGATTTTAACAGCAGACGCCTCAACATAGGGGTTTGAGTGAGGCTCATTGCTGCGTAGAGCATGAGACACCTCTTCACGGAACTCTGTATGAGATAATGTTCCGACAGGCCGATTGCCGAGCTTGTCTTTGACGGCCATCTTTGCGAGGCCAATGGTTTGCTTTGTGCCGGTTTTACCAAGTGTCGTTCCGCGTGACAGCCCCCATTGGTGCGTCATGTTATTCAGCGCCTCGACCATCTCATATTGCCAAGGACGGATTTTTGTCTCTACCGAAAGCTCAGTTGCTTCCAGCTTAAAATTCTTATTCTGGAACAGCCCCGGAGATTCGATCAATCCAACCGTGAACTCTCTGACCGAAAGAAACATCGATTGAAGATTTCGCTTATACGGCGACTCTGGCAACTTTTCCAACCCCGCTGCCCGGACCAGACCTTCGCCATGAAGTTCTTCTGTGGGCGTCTTTGCAGCCAAGCCTTCATTAGTAGCGCCAGAGCCAGCACTTTTAAATGTCGGCCCACCACGCGGCTCAGGACTTTCACCCAATCGCCCTGTTGCCGCCTTTTCATAATCAGCAATATCATCCATGTACCGTGAAATGACCCGATCTGAATAGCTACGACCAAAGCTGCCAACAGTACCGCCCAACAGGCCGGTAATTCCAGTTGCCATCGCCACGATCATAGCGCTCTCATCCATTGTCCTAGTTGGATAAGCCTCACTGATAAGCATCTCATCGACAATTGTTGCGGTGAATACCGGAGAAGCGGTTCGCTTGAAACCCTTGATGAACCCGACGCCCCTTCGCAGTCCAGCGAACGGAAAGAAGATTTGAAACGGGTCAGTGACAGCGCCAGCAAAGGCGCCAATCGTTCCGGTCCAACCATTTGAACGAATCTTCTGTTGAGCGTAAAGGCCTTCTTTAATCCGCTGGTCAGTGAGCCAAACACCCGTCCGAGTTGTCAGCCCGGAATACTGAAGCGGATATCTAGTCGCAAATTCGCTGATTTCAAACGGGTCTATAGGCGCGCCGTTTTGATTAGATTCGGCATAATCAAGCGATCTACGAAATGCATCATTAGCAGCGTCAGCCGCAAAGATATTATTCCGCTTGAATGCTTCCGTAAAGGCTTCCCACGGGGAGAAGTCAGGGTCACGAATATTGATAATCGGCCTAGCAGGTTGAAACTGGCCCCTATCAAGCCCGGCTGGCGGCTCAAAGTTATAATCATTCCGGCGATTGATCGGCAGAGCTGCGGCGTCTTGCGGTACAAAAGATTCACCGGGATTGATATCTTGCGGCTCACCAATAATAGGCTTTGCCGGATCAATATCAATGGGAATGGGCTGATGAGATGGCATTATTCATTTACCATAATTAAATCAACACCATTGCTAAAAGTCTGGGAGCGCATCTTATTCCGGCGCTTTTCTTCATTTATGCCTTTGCCGGGGCGGGCCTGCTTACCGCGAGAATTGATTTCAATTCTTGAGGGATCAATGCCCATTTTCACAAGACGCTGACGAATAGCCATCGCCCGGCTCAATGATTGCTTGCGATTGTCAGAAAGACTGTCTCCACTGAAAGAAAACGCCTCAATTCTGATTTTCTGTTCTGGGTTAGCCTTTAAATCAGCCGCCGCAGCCTCAATCGAGGGTATTTGCGCCTCTGAAACCTCTGATGAATTTGGATCAAAATTCACCTGACCCGGCACAACATCATTAGAGGACTTAGGCATTTCTACCGAGATAGCATTATCATCAATAGCGAGCGGGATATTCTCGCTGCCTTCGTTGATGGCATCATTTGCCGGGAGAGAACTGCCAGCCAGATGCTTTGCATTCATAATCATTGTATCAGAATCTTTTTTCAGTATGCCGCTTAACCCTGTATATCTACGCTTTGGGGCCATGCCTTCACGGTTGACCCTAATTTTCTCGTAGAAATATTCATTGAAAACCATCTCTTCAACAAAATCATTCGGCCCCATAATTCTTGAAACGAATGCCTTGGCCTCTGCCGCCGCTTCTATCGCAAGAGTACGGTATTCGCTCCCGATTTCGCTTTGGCCATCTCCGCCGGATTGCGGATATGTGAATACCAACGGTATCAACTGGGAATCTGGCCCCGTTGTCCCGTCTTCGCTCCGCTCTCTAACCTGAAGTATTTTTTGCTGGCCGGTTTTTTTCTGAATTACAATATGATAGCTCGGAATAACTCCGACAACGGGATCGCCTATTACCACCAAATTCACACGGCCATCTTCAAGCATCTCCTGATAGTTAATGCTTTCGCCATCCCACGTATTTACGACATTGCCCGCATTGCCGTCGTTATCGGCAATCATCGCGCTATCAATCAGACCTGCCTCGACAATGGCGTCATAAACAGCCATTTCAACCATAAGCTCTTTGGCATGATCCCAGCCTTCAGGAAGAACCACAAAATCGTTATGCTCCCATTTGGAAACGGGCGCTTTAACAAAAGCGAGCTTGCCGCCGAAAGTAGTCACTCCCCAATTGGTATTTTGCAGAGCCGAAGTCATCGCATCAGCCATTGCGTTTTCTTGCGACTTCTTATCGGTGTCGTACATCATCGAGGACTGAGTGAAATAATTTAGAATAGTCTCTTGAAACTCAGGCGGGATTTTAGGATCAAACCATTCCATATCGTCGCCAGCTTGAATTAAATGCTTTATCGAATTAACCGCAGCGCCAATAATTCCGAAGGTGCCGCGTGTATACCGGATATTTTTATTCGTAACATTCTCGAACCAAGTCGGCTTTCCGGCTTGAACAAAATCATCAATTATACCAGTTTCACTAGCAAGATCGCGCCATGCGCTATCAACAGTATCACCCGGGCCAACAACCCTGCCATAACTAGCAAGAACTTCTATTTGATGATTTTCAAGAGTGCGCCCCATTCTATCTTTAAGCATCAACTCTAATTTTTCAGGGGTCGCTTGTCCGTCTCGGTGCATCTGAGCAATCGTTACAATAAGCCCCCGTGTCTCATTCGGAAGTTGAGCCAATATGGTATCGCCGGTATACTCATTGGATAAAATCGGAGCATAGAACTGAGCCCAATATGCTAATTCTGGTCCCATTAATTGAGTCGTTTTAATCCGACCTGTAAATTCTTGAGAAAGATGGCCGGTCGATGCGATATAAAGCTGCATTTTCAGCATAGCCTCTTCATCGTATGCACCATCATCAGTACGCTTATAAAGCTCCCATTCTCCGCGATTAAGATTATCAGACGCCACCGTTTCAGTCGCCCCTATACCGTCCTTAGTAAACGGGATGGGCCGATTGAGTGTTATATTTGCATCAATATACTCACGCGCAAGCGTTACGTCTTGATGCAAGGCAAGCTGAGTATTCAGAAAACTTTGGAGAGCTTCTTTCTCGGATAGGCCTTGGGAGCCAGTAAGCGCGCCGCTGGCAATATCTATATCTATTGAAGCACCATGTTCTTTCTGAAAGTTCAGAACAGTAGCCAAATTACCATCAGCAATAGATTGAATTAGCATGGGCTTTGCCTGTTCAGTCGAAAGGCTAATCTGGGCTTTCCGCAGCACTTGCGCCTTCGTCTGCCAGATAGCCGCCTCATTCGCTTCAGTATCTTTTGCGTAGTTGAGCGAATCCCGCATTGTCCTCATAGCGGAAACTAGGTTGATCCGCTGCTGAGTACTTAAACCCTCAGTGAGATTTGTCTCGCCAGCAGCAACGTCCTGAAGAAATTGATTCGATTTCGAGCCGGAGGAATCCTCAGTTGAGGTGATTTTTTCCATCTCGTAATAGGCCAGGGATAAATGCTCACGATATTGGTGCTGCTTGGTAAAAGCTGCGGAATCCGCAGAACCGTAGATACCCGACGCCAGGGCGCTAACCACCTGTTCGGATATGGCGGTTTTTGCGCCTTGATCGACAACGCCTGTTTCTCGAACTCTGTCAAAATGCTCTGTCTCATCCATCGTGATCGCGGCTGAAACAGCTATGTGTTGCTGTTGCTTAATGATAGAGAATCGCATATCAGCGACACGGACACCGGATGCCGCCTGACGGCTCCGTAGCATTTGCTCGGCCTGGGTTTTTAATCGCGGATCAATTGCCCCAACGGTTGAGGCAATATAGGCGTCTGAAGCGGCTTGGTATTTTATAGGGTCTTGCGCGTTATCCCTTTCAATTTGGCTCATAGCAGCAAACGAATCAATTTTTAATTGTGCAATATACGCCGTTTCACCGGCTGCATTGAAAGCGGCATTAAAAACTTGGCTCTCATCGTCGCGAGGCTTAAAATTAGGGTCAATCCCGGCTTTAGCCCCAGCCCTCTCACCTTCTCTCTTTAGCTCTATCGCTTTATCGGCTTGCAGTCCCTCGGCGAAATTAGTCAATTGAGTGCCAAATGCCGATGAACCCTCGCCGTGATCACCAGCCGGAACAATCGGCTGAATATTCAGGCTGATCTTTGACTTAAATTCTTTTCTCATTCTATTGTCTTTTGGGTTTGGGACTTTTTATAAATCGAGGCCGCATTCGAAAGTCCTTGGCCGACGGCCGCGAATTGTGCGCTGCGTGCCCGTGCACCAATGGCAGATGATCTAAGGCCAGCAGTGCGAATACCAGAAGCCGCGTTTGCCCTAAGGGTGGCAATATCACGGTCCAAAGCAAACTTGTTTCCCAGCTTCATTGCGTCCGCCGTCCCTCCGAGAATGGCCACACCGTTCGCTGCATCCTGCGCCATATTGGCTTGGTCGGCGGCAAAGAAATCCAGGCGCCGGTTTGTCTCCTGATTAAGAGCTTCAGTCTTAATAGCGAGCTTCTGTTGCTCGGCTTGCTCGCGCTCAAACTTTGCAGCCTTCTTTGCCTCGCCAGCAGATTTCATCTGCATAACGAGCCCAATAACGGCTATGGCAATGGTGACATAACCCATTAAAAAACAATCTCCTTCTCAAGCCCCAAGATTGTCAGGGGAAGTGGCGCATCTTGCGTGATCGTGGTTTGACGCAGCCTACCAAAGCCTAGCTGGAAGAACTCATACATACCGCTCTTGGCAATCGGTGCAGCGCTGAGATCGTCGGTGGTTTCATACAACTGAACGATATCATCCCCGATTGTCCAAGTGTACGAATCAAGGACAGACACATTAATTCGCGCGATTCGCTTCATCTCGCCAGCAATTGAGCCGGAGGCCAATTGAACTTGCGGGGGTAAATCTTTGATCGTAGTTGTGATATCAAAGCCAACGTCGATATCTGTATGATTATTAGTCGTGGTTATGGCTCCAGAGGCCACAGTATAGCCGCCACCGTGCGTGATATCCGTATTGTCGTAAACGTCCACCGCTTCGCCCTCAAGCACTGTAAGGCCGCTCCAGGCCGTTGTAGCGGCGGATGTGAGCGTGATATTGCAATCAAGGGTGCTGGTGTAGTCCAATACCTCAAGGTAATAGACAGTGGACGAATTGATAGATCGTTCCACACACAAAAAGATATCGTCGTTTGCCTCGGTAATGGAAATGAATTTATCTCCAGTGCGAGTTTTCCATTGCGACCATCCAGAGATATTCTCGGATCGCATAGTATTCAGTTGCGCCATAAAGCCATCGGTATCGATGATATAGAGATACTGTTCTGGATGATTTGTCGAGCCAGACAGAACATCACAGTCTTTTGGCGTCCCGAATATTTCAGGAGCCAGCTTGGATAGGGATTCAGATGAATATGCTTGCTCGATATCTGAGAATAGAAACTCCCTTAGATGCTTACCTGTTCTGTCAGGGAATAGCGTAACACCATCCATTTTGCGCGGCGGAACATCGAGGCTGCCGAAATCGGTCTGCTCTTGAAATGCAACATTCGCTGGCGTAAACGGCACGGCTTCAGTTGTCGGAATAAAATATTCTGCTTGGTTGGTGAATATTTGCAGATGGCGCGATGAAACCATGTGCATGATCGTATTGACCTGATCGCTACCAATTGTTTGTTGAATGCCCTCGGCAGCAAGGCCGGTTCCAAGATCAAAATTGAAAAACGCCCCAATCTTTGAACCAAAGATGGAATCAGGCATTGTCTTGGCGCCGCCGAATATAAGCCTCTGTAAATGAAAGCGCGCTGTTCTTGGGTATCCAACGACACTATGAAAAGCAGGTTCATCCCAATCTGCATCGGCATCAGTACCGACAAGTGTATCTCTAACAGTCCCGGTCATAATGGTGGTTGAAGTAAACGCCGTGAGCAATATTTCCTTGCCTTTATACCGGATGATTTCATTAATAAAATTAGTGGTGAAATGAGCGGCAGAAAGGGTGCAGGTTATTGATCCTGTCGTGCCCGATGGCGTCAGTGTGTTCCCCGCCGCAGCATATTTATTATAGGGCTGATGCAAGGGAAATCCGGCTGTGGCTTGCTCAAAGGCAAACAGTGTCCAGGTGAAGGTTGTCGCGCCAGTTCGCTTCAACTGCCAAATCGGATGATCTTCATGCACAACAATCATGGTATCACCGGCTTGCGCCCAGCGAATTTCATCTAACTGTACTTCTGTATATGGCACACTTGAGGTGATGGCCTGATCGAGAAGACCGTCCGTGCCATACACCTCGATGCGCGCGGCTTGGAAAGCAACGACATATTGCTGGCTCTCAGAGAATACGAACTTAGCAAGGCGGGATTTCTTATTGAGCGTAGATTTATATTTCGTGCCGGGTCGGCGTTTAGCGCCGCCGTGCAGAAGCAAGCGATAATTCAGGCATGTTTCCAAGCCGTTGGCATACGCTCCAATATCAGACCGCATTCGCATACCGAGATCAAGTTGCCCGGCGACAAACGAGTTTTGGATACGACGAACTTTTGTCATTTAACGACCTGAACTAGCGAGCCGTGATCCGGTGATACGTTTCATTTTGAGGACTTTAGACGTCTGCCCTTGGGCATCATTACGCCGCGCCTGGGCGAACAAGACCGTCGCCTTTTGCTCCATAGTAACGGATAATTCTGCATCACGCGCAAGAGACAGCGCGAAGTCAGCGGCTAGTCCTGTGACAACGGCAAGAGTAAAATCTGCTGGCCAGTCAATTTCAGAGACTCGGTAGGTGTAATGAGAAACGACATCGTCGGCGTCGTTGTCTTCATTAGTGAAGATTTTATCTTTAAATCGTTCAAATGAAATATCATTATCACCAGCAGTAACGCGATGGAGAATAAGAAGATCGCTTGGAATGTCATATCCATAATCCCATCCCTCTAAAGGCGTTGCTGATGATTGATTTAAGGAGAATTGTGTCTTGCCCCAATTCCAACGGACCAAGCCAAGCTGACCACGCACATAATCCTCATACAGAATAGAGGCCACTTTTGATTCTGTAGTGCCATCCGTGAGCGCGGTGATAACTTGACCACCGACTTTGATCAGGGATTGATTGATTACAGCGATATTTGTGGCTGCCATTTATATCTCCGAGAGGTTAGGGCGCCCCCGAAGGGACGCCCGCTCCTGTTCGTATAGTAGTTAACGAGAGTCGGTGAGTGCGATAGCCGTACCATCTGACACATCCACAACAGTCCCCGTATTAGAGAGAACTACCATGAGGGTGACAGTCGGCGTGGCAGTATCAACGCAGATAATAACGTCATTCACCTTGAGCAAATCGGCAGCGGTATTAAAATAACTTGCCGCATCGACTGTGGCCTTGGCGTCAGCACTGACGTAGTGCCACAGCGTAAAGCCGTTGCCATAAGCGAGATTGGTAAGGCTGGTATATGAAAATGCCATCTTATATCTCCCTTCCTATACTTCAGTGCAGGAGACTTCGATGATACCGTTGGCATCAATCAAAACCGAGTTCATCTGCATCTTATTCACAAACAGATGAGCCTGTTTTTGACCCTGCCAAGTAACATCAAGCTCTACATCGGCGCCAATGGCATGACCCATTGACGACTGGTGATAGGCGAAGGTCTTGCGGGTGGTAGCCGCAATATCTAAGCCAGAAAATGCGAAGAAGTTGAAACCGAGCCAACTTTTCGCGGTCACGCCGGAAGGCCACGGGCCATCGGAGCCGATGAAGTCCAAATTGGCGAACTCCGTCAAATCCATGAGATCGGTCCATTGCTGATATCCGACCACCCAATAGCGCTGTCCGTCTTCCGGTACATCGTTGTTACCGAAAGTTTCGAAAGCCTCGGTTACTTTGGCCTTATTCAGACCAGCAGAGCCGTGAGCAATCTCAGCAGTGGTAGCGTCCATCGCGGTCGTAATAAGCGAGTCGGTCTTTCGACCAAGTGCCCATGCGCCCGAGCTAGCCGCAACCATCCGCTCATCGATATTGATCCGTAGTTCGTCTAGATCATCGATATATTCGGATGCGTACCAGTCCTCAAGAGTCACGGATACGTTGGTGTGAGCCAAATTCATCGGCGTCACATCCCCGCCACGAGACTTCTGAGAAGCCGCGCCCTTGGCGACTTTCTGGAAGGTGGTTTTGTTCGCTACGTTATTCTTCGTTCGAACGGTGTTCCGCAAACGCGAACCCTGCCGCTGATAGGCAAGATGAACATCGGCCTCAAACTGTTCGACGAAGGCGGTATCAATGGTATTAGCCATGATTTACTCCACGTTTCATCTTCGGTCTGTCGGTTATGCCATCTTGTCGTGATCCGGTTATGCCTTTCGGGGCCGGCACGGTTTCAACAGGGCCGCAAGTTGACCTTCTTCTGCCGCCTTTACCCGGATGGGTTTAGGGGTGCAGTACTTGTGTCGCCAGGGAAAGCAGCAGCCCAAGCCGCGCTAACTTCAGCAACATATGACTCGTCACGGTAATTGGAATCCCAATACCGTTTATCTTTTTGCATCTCGATCAATTCAGTCCTGGACTTAACCTTGGCCAATTTGGGGGCTTCACCACCAGGATTCATCCTGCCAACTTTAGTTAGTCCCATAATTTCCTCAACAAGCTCAATTCCCTTAGCCTCGGTCATATAGCTTTCAAGTGCGGAGAATGCGCCCTCGCTCAAATTGGCCTTGGCCCAAAGGTTCGCACCATCGACGCGCCGTTGAGCATTCTCACCCAGCGCTTTCATTTCCTTATCGTAGTCAGGAAGCGATCCCGCCTGTTGCTTGATATAATCACCAACTCCGGCGTTGAATTGCTCTTGCGTCATTCCGTTGTTGAACGCGGTGGTTTTCCACCAAGCCAAAAGCGGATCGTTCTCATCCATTGTCCATTCGACGCCTTCGGGCAATTCGAGATCGTCCGGCATAACGTATTCATATGCCTCGGATGTTTCGGGCCGACCGGCCAAGGACTCCGCGCTTAATTCCTCAGTGATCTTTGCGCGAGCTTCAACATCCCATTCCTCGGCAGTCTTGCCGCCACGGGTGATTTCACTCAGGCGTGTTTCACTTTCCGAATAGGACGTAGCCATTGCCTCGACATTGGTTTGGCCGGTTTCAGCATTCCAGAATTTCTCAGGCACGTACTCGGGTCGAGTGCCAGCACCTTCATCTGCGCCACCGCCCCCGCCAATGCCCTCCGCTTCAAATAATGGTGTCGGAAACTTCATACGCCTTTAATTCCTCTGTCTATACGTTGTTGGATTATTCCAAATAAGAAGCGCTGGCCTTCAAGATGCCGCAATACTCTATCTTCAATACCCGGCCCAGAAACATTATTCAATGTTATTGAGCGCAGATAATTCAAAACCTCTTTGCCTTGTGGCCCCTCAAACAGGCCAGAGAGAAGCGAGTTTAGGTCACGTTCGGCCTTTTGACTTCGCGTAATTCCGTCCAGGCCGTAGATATGTGAGGGCTGCTTGCCTTCCATCAAATCACGAAGCTGGTCCCAGGATTTCCCGGTTTTACGTTGTTCGATCATTGTGCGCCGCCAATGGCCTTGGCTATATCTGCGGGCGGCACGCCCTGCTCAATTGCGCTTTGCGCTTGTTGAGCCATTTGTTTAGTCAATTCCTCACGATCTACTTTCGAACGGATTAGGGTTTCCGATACACCCCACTTGCGGGCGAGGAAGGAAACAACCTCTTCTTGCTCGACCATGATATTCATTAGCTGCGGGCCGAAGCGGCTTAAAACCTGCTCCAAGAATCTATCAAGGTTAGTGATATCTTGTTGCTCTTGCGCGCGGCCAATCGGTGATACGGCATGAGTGCGGATTTCTCGGCCATCAATCTTGGGCAGGTTGATCTTGCCGCCCTTCTTAAGAATGTACGAAATCCGGCGCATGATCGGCTGGGTTTTCTCGGTCTGAATGCGCCCGAACGGTGAGCCGGTCTCGCGAGAAAATTCGGCCAGACGCTCGCTGATTTCTGTCGCGGATCGCACCGGCTGCTCAAGACCGCCAAGTGGCTTGTCAAACAATGCCATGCGGATTTTATTCTGCAAGTCTTCAAGCACCAATTGAGCCACATCGAAATTTCCGCCCGGCTTTAACGGCCTGATGCCGTTCGAACCAGCAGATACCGGGATCATAGTGCCAGATACCATCTGAACGGTATGCGGATTGATGATTGTGTCGTCGTCGTACTGCCACATCCCGATAATCGACGTCTCGGCATTCTCTAGGATTAGCTCGACAGTCAGATTTGCGACCTTGATATCCGGTAAGGCGTTCAACAGGGGCCCACGGCCATAGACTTCGCCAGAGGACGTTGACCAGCGGAAAATAATCCACGGACTTGACCCGGCGCCGATAAGGCGGTCTTCAAGAATGATCTCCTGATGTTGCAAGGAAAACACTTTGAAATCATGTTCTTCTTGCTTGGCAGAACGGTCCCGGAGCGTGGCCGTAACAATCGTGACTTCTTTCTCTGGATTATCTCGAATATCGTCAGCCATTTCCTTTGGAATTTCGGATTGCGGCCACATATCCTTGATATCGCCGTTGGTCATAACGCGCGGCCAAAAGATTGCCCCTACTGTAGAAAACGGCCCGCCTTCAAGCACAAGCTCCGGCAGAGGCACGGCACGAAACTCGACATCCTTTTCTGGATCGTCGCTTTCCTCTGCAATCAGCGCGCCTGTTCCGATGGCGAGATCAACATTGGCTTCATGGTCTTCTTGATCAAAATTCGAGCCATTCTGGATTACATCGAAGAAATATTCATTAATGGGATCAAGCTGAAGGTTAATTTCGTCGTGCTGATCCTTGGGAATCTCAGACCCGGCGCGGAGTTCTGACCAATGGGCAAAATTCGGTGTGGTGAATGATTTAACCCGAGATGCGAAATTCTGTGTGGAATGAACGGCGGTAGAATCGAAAATGAGATCGGTCCTGGATTCTCCGGCCTGGGACGAATAGAACCCTTCGCGGTTCGGCAGGGCCAGATCATAGCAGTCTTGCCATCGCGGCAGCCATCGCTCACGTTTCTTATGAGCTTTGGTGTAGCGACGGATGATCTTTTCTACCGGGCTCTCCCCAGAAGGAGTATTGATCGATGTTCCGGGGATGTTATTTTGGACTGCGACCATTAGCCACTCAGACCGATTGGGTCGCGCTCCTCAATACCGGATAGGCCTCGATTATTATCTAGAGCTTCCCGTCGTTTAACCGCAGCCGCCTCGGTGCTTATCGGCTGCGCCGTGCTATCTGACGACAGACCAGTTCCAGAAGTATCGCCTTTAGCGACAGGATAAATGTCATCATCACGTCGGACTTGCGCGCCTTGCCGGTCAATATTACGGCGGTAGCCGTCAAAGGTGGGGCCGGTGGGAGTAGAGCTTGTAGTAGAGCTTGGAGTACTAGGAACACCACCACCCGAACCGCCACCTACACCGCCAGGAGAGCCTGATCCGTCACCACTGGGACCGGGACCGGGAGCGCCAGAAAAAAAACTAGGAATCCCATCAGGACCGCGATACTGGCCGCCGGTTGGGGTTACGCCGCCACCACTTGAACGAAGAAGTTTGGCTTCTCCGGCAGTGATATAGGCCAGACTATGCCTCTGTCCTCTGATGGTAGTTTTCTTTGGTGGGCCCATTACTCGCCTCCTAAGTTTGAATTATCTTCCGGGAACCCAAGCTGATTGCCGGTTAAAAGACTTTTGAAGCCGCGCTTGCCACGTTCGCGCTGCAATTCTTCCTCTTTCTCAATTTTATCAATGCGATCTTTTTCCTTTTGGGTTGCGGCCTCTGCCGCTAGGCGCGCTTTTTCCGCCGCCCCGCCATCACCGCCTTTATCGCCGCCGCCAAAGAACCCGCCCATTATTCGGCTACGTTCCAGGCTGGTTTTGCACCGGCCTTTAACATCTGTCGATACATTCCATAAGGGGTAATGCACCATTCGTTGAATCCGATAACGTCCTTCATCATTGCCACACAAGTCCTTATCGAATAGCCGTTGGTTGGCCGATGCCGCTCAGTCCAGGCAAGAGCCTGTCCGTGTTTTTTACAAAACGCAATATATTTCTCAATGTCGGTTCCTTCGACCACCCGGATAAGACACTGTCCGGGTTGTGGCTCCACCAATATCCAATTCTCATAATGGGGGTCATAGGCCACCGCCATGACATGACGAAACCCTTTGCGCGTCCAGATGCGCGCCCAGCGAGTTTGACGGAGATTGCCATAGTCCATAAACATGACGTTCCAGGTTAACGGATGGCAAATCTTTGATTCCGAGATTCGGATGTCCTCCCTCTATGCCGGTCAAACACATTTCGCTTATGGTGCATCACATGAGGCTCCGGTGGATTACGACCACGGGTAAGAGATTTACCCTCACCAGCGCCAAGCATCAAGTATTGAAATGCGTCATGCGGATGCGAGGACATATTCTTTGCCGGTCGCTCTTGGTATTCGTCCATCGTGCCAGAGAGCGCTTTATAATGATACCCGCTTGCAAAGCCCTGCTTTAAGACCGTGCAGCGCGGATCGATTAATAAACCCGGATTGCCATCAACCATACGATTCAAGACGCCTTCAACCGCTTCAATTCGAATATCGGGATCATTGGTATGCGTCGGCTGGGCAAGAATGCCATTGGCCTTGAGGATTTTAAATGGCGTCCGTTCGTCGGTCTGTGCACGATGATCGCCAGCCGGATCGCCGTACACCATAAATTTCTGGCCTTCAGCCAGTGGAAACTCGCCCATAGTCTTTTTCAGGTCTGCGGCAAAGCGTACCGCGCCCATATTGGTACGAATTAATTCTTTCAGAACAAACCACCGGCCACCGACGTTTTGGGCGAAGATTGCTGCCGGTGTTAGCCCAAAATCAATGCCAACCCAAACGTCAGCGTAAGGATTACAAGGGATAGTCTCACTGGCATTGTGAACGTCGGAATTATAGCTGGGATAAACCACCTTGCCTGTCGAATGATCTCCGAGCTTGTTCAAGACATAAACATCAATCCAATCCTTGCCCTTGCCTTCAATCAGGCCCGGATAATATGCCGGATCGAGATGACGCACATTTTCACCGTGCGGATTTATTTTATAGCCTGTAATCTGATTCAGAGCATCGCGTTCTTCAAGCATTCCGGGCGGCTGGGTGAAAAACTCCCAATTCTGCGGTGTAATCAGTGTTAGCTTGTCTTGTTCGGGCATCCAGTCAGGTGGCTCGACCTCACCGGCCATAATCGGCCACCAGTGTTCCTCATTCGGAGCATTGGTATCCATAATAAGCCCGGAGAATGTAGCCCCGCCATCTTTCACGGCGGGAAAACGGCGCAGTCTTGATGTCGCGGCATCAACGATGGCTTTTGGGACTTCACGGGCCTCATTAATCCACGCGCATGTAAGCTCAAGTGACAGAAGTTTTTTGATATCCTCGGGTTTATCGAGTGCCAGGAATATCACTTCCATCTCGATATCATTCACCTTCACCATATGGATGAACGGCGGCGACCAAGAGAAATGTCCAAAATCTTCCTCTGGAAACCACTCAAGCCATGTTTTTGCGGTAGTTAATTTCAGTTCCGGGAAGGTATTACGGATAATGGCGTGCCGGGTACGGCGTTTGCCCTTTTCATCGGGTGCCTGGGCACATGACCGGCGGAATAGCTCGACGCAGCATGCGGTTGATGTACCGGAGCCAATCGGGCCTCGAATACCGCGCACGAATTTGTCCGACTTCATAAACGACTTGAGAACAGGCCCGTCAGGTTTGTAGGTAATAGCCGCCATTATTACTCTCGGCGTGTTATTTTAAACCCGGCAGCGTCATGAATGGGTTGAGGCTTACCGGGCAGACTAATTATTTTTGCATCGAGATGCCCCACATCTACCAATTTCTTGACTTGATTCTCGGCAGCCAGCGGACCCATAGACGCGATAATCCTGTCTGTTTCATTGTCGCTGATATGGCGTGAGGGATAATGTTTCATTTGAACCCGGCGCACCGACGCTCGAAGCCGCCTCAAATCCTCAATCGACAAACTAGAGAACCAGAGATAATTATGGCTCGTAGAGTGGTCAACATTTACCATAGATTATTTCTTCGTCTTCTTTAGAGGCTTCTTCTTGGGGAGTATCTGCTCCCACTTCTTGCTTGGCGGCTTCTTCTTCTTTGCCTTGGCGGCTTTTGAGGATGCGGCCTTACGCTTTGCTGCTTTGGCAGCTTCTGCCTTGGCCTTTTCCCGTCGTATGTGCGATTTGTTGACGGCATCCATCTCTTCGGAGAATGGCTTATCGCGCCAGACCGGTGCCTTTTTCTTTTTTGGCTTGCTTGATCCAGCGGGTTTTTTTATTGCGGCCATGCTATTTCATCCTTTGGGGTCTGTTCATAAGGGCTTTGGCCTTTTTCCTTTTTGCACCAGCAGAAACAATCATAGATTTCTCTGGTCCACTTGCTTTCCTAGCTCGCCCCTTACGGTCATTATTAGCAATGGCAGCGGCTTTCCTGATACTTTTATGTATTTTACTCACGCTAGCCGCAACAATCTTATCAGAAGATAGCGCTACTTTAGCCCTGCCCTTAGTTTGAGGACTGCCCTTCTTAGCAACCTTACTATTGTGTTTTGTTACTTTGGCATCATGCCTGTCTTCTTTAGCCTGTCTAGCAATGATCTTTCTGACCTGCCTATCTAATTTAGGCAACCCCTTAGCCCTGCCCTTAGTTTGTTTTTTACCTGCCATAGCTATTTCCTTTTACGCGGTTTGCGGGGCTTACGTGAAGGGCGGGTTGCTGGCTTTGGCCCTGTCTTGGAGCCCGTCTGTCTACGCGGCTTTTCGCCGTAGCCTTTACCTTTTGGCATCAATCATTCCTTCTATGGTCGACCCAGGCAGCGTTTACGGCGCACACATGACTCGCGGGAGCGACGCACGGGAGGAATAACCGCTCGCCACCTGGGTCTGTTGAGACATTAGTAGGAAATTGCTCGGCAGGGCAAGAAATTTTATTCTGCCGCCTTGGCGGATGGCGTTTCTTCATGGGGTGCATTGATCTGTTCTATCAAGATTTCAAAATCCACCAAAGCGCCGGGCTGTTTCATCAGCTTAACAATACGATCTCTGTCGGCATCGATGCGGCGTTCATTCATCAGCCGATCTAGTTGCGCAAAATATTCGATCTGCATGGGGTTCGCCAGCACATAGGTTCGGCAGGTATGGACTGTCTGGCCAACACCGGGAGTGGATTGCACCTGCAAATCCCCGGCCTTCAACACACCCCGGCCAAGCGCCTCAGATAAACTTTTAACCAGTTCGGATCGAAGGGCATCTGCACCAATACGGTCGGCGACCTCATCTTGAACAACAACCTCTGCCCAAATATCCTGAACCTGATAGGCCCGCCCACTTCTATCGGTAACAGTATGCTCACTCATATCCCGCCTTCTCCATATTCTCATGGGCCATACAATAAATGCCTTTCAAAGCCAAAATAATATCAGTAACGAAGCGAAGAGCCTTTTGAAACAATTATAGGCGTGGTGGACCTTATGTGTAACATGACCGGCCTTCTTTCGGAGGGGGGGTCTTGTCATAAGGCAACCCTGTTCTCTCAACCGAGGTCGATAGTTATCGCTACCTCGTGCTGGTGGTGAACTTTGTCTGGAGCTTTAAAGCCTGACCGATCAAGAATGTCCTTGCTTGCTTCAAGCCTAACGTACTCAGACTTGGCTGTCAGAGCCAATCTATGCACCACATGCCCTGCGCTAATGGCGCTCAAACCTATGCCCTCTGCTACCCTCTGGAAGAGGTATGCTTGAACGTGAGGCAGTCGCAACGTCCTAGACGCTACTGTCCTACCTGACTCACCCTTGGCGTATCCAGCGATCTGTGCAGCCTTTGTCACGGTCACTGGCTTTGTCACGCCATCTTCATCCGCTACACCATCTACCATGATATCGGCTAACTTTCGTTGCCGCTGTGTGAGGCTGATGTCGGGGAGTCCTTGGACTGGATGTTTAAGCGATGATTTAGACCGCTTCTTCTTGGTCACTGCCTTACCCATCGATCAACTCCTTTACGAACGGCGTGGGAAACTAAGAGAGGCCAGATTACCAGAACCTGTCAACCCCCCGGACAATGAGACGTAGTTACAATGCTTTGCGATTTCACATCGTCGTGCGTGTGAATGCCGATTAACACAATGCGAATAAGAGGAATAGTGAATATGGATATCATCACACGCCATGCTACGCGTACAGCTAACGAG